CTGGCAACAGTACACCTTAGACGATATGATCTCACATGCATGGAAATGGTACACCAAATGAGTTTTGATAGCATACTAAAATTTGAACGAGCTTTGGCCGAGTTTACCGGCGCACCCTATGCGGTAATGACCGATTGTTGCACCCATGCCATTGAGCTTTGCTTGCGATACGACCGAGTTCGTTCCTGTAGCTTCACAGCGTTTACCTATCTGAGCATTCCTATGACCATGCACAAACTGGGCATCAAATACAGTTTGGAAAACGAGCCGTGGATTGGTGAGTACCAGTTTCACGACACCCGTATCTGGGATTCAGCTCGCAGATTGGAAAAAGACATGTATCGGCCTGGCGCCATGCAGTGCTTGAGTTTTGGCTACGGCAAACCCTTGCACATTGGAAGAGGTGGTGCAATCTTGTTAGACGACGTAGTGGCCTACGACACCATATTGGCCCAACGCTATGACGGTAGAGATCTCACAGTTTTGCCTTGGCAATCACAACAGGTGTTTAAGGTGGGCTATCACTACAAGCCCACCATCGAAGAAGCCGAGCAAGGCTTGGTTTTGCTGGAAGGCGTCCGAGCCAACCGACCTACGCCTGTGCATGTTGATTATCCAGATTGCAGAGAAATAACCATTGTGCCTTGACACGGTTCTAAATATATTGTATACTAACACACGACATCCACGTCACTAACTCGGAGAACTAAATTGACAAATAAAGAAACAGGCCTGGACGCAATGGCAGGCGACGGTGGCTACAAAGAAGGCTATCTAGGAGATCATATTCGCTTTAAAATGAAACGTGAAGGCAAGCGTTTTTGGGCAGGCGATAACATCAGCGATTATCTACACGAAGGCGACATTGAACGACTGATCGACGAAGCCGCGCCAGCATTTGAACTGGTACTGGATCGATTGCTGATTGATCGTGAGAACGATCCCAATTCAAAAGGCACAGCACGACGCTTGGCCAAAATGTATTTTAACGAAATAATGGAAGGTAGATATGAACCAGCACCAGACGCCACAGCGTTCCCGAATGATTCACAGGACCGTTATGAAGGTATGCTTGTTGTACGTAGTGAGTTGCGCAGTATGTGTAGCCATCATCACCAACCCGTGGCTGGCGTGGCTTACATTGGTATTATTGCTGCTAATAAACTTATCGGTCTTAGTAAGTATACCCGAATTGCTCAATGGTGTGCCCGAAGAGGAACTCTCCAGGAGGAACTTTGCAATGACATTGCCCGTGAGATTAGCAAAGCTACTGATAGCGAAAACGTAGCAGTGTACATACAGGCCACTCATGGATGTTGTGAGAATCGCGGCATTATGGCACACTCAAGTCTAACACAGACCACTGTGCTCAAAGGTTCGTTTCAAACTGACTCTGGCACAAAGAAAGAGTTTTTTGACAATATTAAATTACAGCAGGAGTTTGCACCGCGATGACCTATGTTGTAACTGATGACTGCATTTTATGCAAACATACCGATTGTGTGGAAGTGTGTCCAGTGGATTGTTTTGTCGAAGGACCAAACTTTCTAGCAATTGACCCCGATGAGTGCATCGATTGTGCTGTGTGTGTGCCCGAATGTCCGGTCAACGCCATTTATGCAGACCAAGATGTACCCGAAAATCAACGGGCATTTATTGGTATAAATGCCGAATTGTCCAAACTTTGGCCATCCATTACTCGACGCAAGGATCCTTTACCAGACCACGAACGATGGACCAATGTACCGGACAAATTGCAATACTTAGATCGCGGAACAACATAATAACTGGGCAAAATTTACCAAAATTACACGGTTGACCATTAAATCCCGTTTTGCTATAATACGTGTATGTTCAACAACTTTGGGTAATATGACCATGCGATCTATTATCGGTATATTTGGCTTAGTATTATTTTTATCCGGCTGTGGAGGCGGTGGTGGGTCTGAAACGGCAGCGCCGGTTACAGTCACTGCCCAGACTGTATCATCACCGGCAGTTGCTGTTGTCACTCCAAGAGACGCATCTTGTGTTGTCAAGCCGACACTGGATGCTGACAAATATCGCAGTGCAATTATGGACATGCGGTTTGAGCATGTCAATGATTACACACCAGACGGCAAGTTGGTTAATGGATACGATGCAGTGACTCGTGTAATTGATAAAATTGACTGTGTTGGTTTTAATACAATCGTGTTTCAAACCAACATTCCCATCGATGTCAACACTGGTGATTTGATACTGTATGATTCCAGTCAAGTTGCCTGGAACCGTGATAAAAACGTACCTAAAGATTTTTGGCGCCTGGTCAAGTATTCCAAAGACCGAGGACTCAAAGTCTTTGTCAAGGCAATTCCGGTCAATCATCTCACCGATGTAAATATCTGTCCTGGCTGTAGCGGTTCTGCATTTGTGTTGCCGGCTACATTTTCCACTACAAATTTCTTTAACGCTTTGGTCTCGTATCATCGAGTTCTGGCCACGGAATCTGAAAAGCACAAAGTGGATGGATTTTATATTGGAACCATGAACCTTGGCCTGGATACCACAACCTATATGGCCAATTGGGACAACATTATTGCTCAGCTCAAAACTGTGTACACTGGCAAATTGATCTATGAATCGTGTGATCGATGTACCACACAGGTGTGGGATCGAGTAGATCTTGTTGCAGTACACATTGGCACACAAGTGGCCAAATCTACCGGCACCACATTGGCCAGTGTAATCAACGACACTGTGGTATTTAATTTGATTGTTGACATTCAGCGCATTGCTACCCTGTATCGAAAACCAATTTTGATAGACACTATTCACATTGGAGCCACTGGCAAAGATGTACCTCCTAATGTTGTGCCCTACTCCCAACAATCAACTGACTATGCACTGCAACGAACCAAAATTGCGGCGGTGTTTGAACTGTTGGGATCCAAATTTAACAGTAGAGTGACTGGGTTACAGTGGTCAGAGTACATGCCTTTTGGCCAGGCCGATTGGATACAAAAACCCACTGACCCAATTGGTTGGGACTTTCACTATGCTCAGACTCGCGGATTTGATTTGTTATACAACGAATCTGCACAGGCCCAACTGTCAGAATACTTCGGCAAGCCCTGGGGCTACACCACTATAAAATGAAAGGAAACGCTATGACTTTACAGTACATGAAAGAGATTTTTCCCGAGTTGCCCCCGGAAATCAACAAACAACTTGCACCGTGGACCGAGTTAGTTCGTGATGATTTTCATGTTGCAGTGTTTGCTGATATCTATCCAGTGACACCCGGGCACCTGTTGTTTGTTCCAAAATACAACACTGTGAGTGTGCTGATGGATGCCATGCAAGATGCTGTTCAACACGGTCAAGCTCAGGTTGAATCTGGAGCATGGGACGGCTTTAACATTGGCATGAACTATGGTTCAGCTGCCGGACAAACAGTGGCATGGCCACATGTGCATTTGATTCCCCGCAGAGCAGGCGATGTAGAAGATCCCATTGGTGGCGTTAGAAACACCATTCCGGGGCAAGGCAATTATCGTACTGGTAGTTATAAACACCCTGATGTTTAACAGAATAAATATCATGTCAAAGCGGACTTTAGAGCATCGACCCGCTATACAAACTCCGCTGCCTATGCTATAATTCATTAACATAGGAGAAATCAATGGCAAAATTTTATTCAACAAAAACCTACGGCAACGACCGCGGCTTATCATGCTGTTTTAGACAGTGGCGTGCCAAACACAGCCACTGCTCAACACTGCACGGCTACAGTCTTGGCATCAAATTGGTATTTGAATGTGACACACTAGACGACAAGAACTGGTGCATGGACTTCGGCGGTCTTAAAGAATTCAAAGCCTGGGCAGATCACATGTTTGATCACACACTAGTGGTTGCCGAAGACGATCCCATGTTGGATTTTTTCACACACATGAACGAGATAGTAGATATCGAAAGCAAAAATCACCTCAGCACAATTCCCCATGAGCGTGGTGCCTTGTGTGACTTGAGAGTGGTGCCCGGCGTAGGTTGCGAAATGTTTGCTAAAATGTGCTATGACAAAATGGCAGAACTGTTGGCCAGTGGCGCCATGCGTTATCCAATCAACCCAACAGTACGAGTCAAGAGTGTAGAAGTGTTTGAACACGCAGGTAACAGTGCTACCTACGAAGGCTGAGATTTTTTAAATACAACATATGAGTGAATACAAAATAGCAGTATTGCTACCCACCAGAAGCAGAACCACTGCACTTACTCAAAGTATAAGCAGTATAGTAAAATCAGCAGATGATTTGTCCTCCATTCAACTGTTGTTGGGATTTGACGACGACGATACTGCCGGACTAAATCATTTTTCCACTGTGATACAGCCGTGGTTGGATCAAACCGGGCTTGCGTACGAAGCACAGCTATTCAAAAGCATGGGCTATGCCGGACTTAATAGATACTACAATCATCTGGCCAAGTCAGCTGATGCTGATTGGTTGTTTGTGTGGAACGACGATGCTGTGATGGACACAGCAGGTTGGGACACAGTGATCAGTCAATACACCGGTCAGTTCCGCCTGCTGAAACTGCACACTCACAACGACCATCCCTACAGTATATTTCCCATTGTGCCCAGAGCCTGGTTTGAAACCATGGGTGTTCTAAGCCGACATCAGATGATTGACGCTGAGGTCAGCCAAATAGCATTCATGTTGGACCTTATGCAGGTGATCGATGTGCATGCCACACACAATCAGGTTGAGCTGACCAAGGACGCCACTGATCCGCTCAAGCCCAAGAACCGATTCGAACACAATCCTAAAAGTCCATTGGATTTTCATTATCCCAACACTATACGACAGAGATATCAGGACTGCGAAACTTTGATGACCTACATGTTGTCGCAAGGCAATGCCAGTTCATTGCCCTGGTGGACCGGTGTCAAGGCCGGAACTCAGGATCCTTGGGAAAAACTAAGACTGTTGGATGTCAATAAGCAGATGACACAACACAAGGTAAACTTATCATGAACAACTCTATTACCCACAGCCAATTGATTGATCGGTGCATGCTGACTTCTGCACCAGTGGAGAAGATATTGGATTTTGGTCAACATGCGTTTGCCGACACATTCGTCGGTGCAGATCAATTGAATCTCAGTGAACCAGTTTTTCCACTGCATGTGTACATGAATGCCGACAGTGGCAGTATACAATTGGGCTACACAAGTTCGGCCGAAGATCGCTACAACCTTTACAGCTACAGTTACACATCCAGCAATTCCAAAACTGCAAGAGATCACTGGAACGAGTATGCTGACACTGTCAAACAACGATGCCCGACAGGGTTTGCAGTGGAAATTGGCAGCAACGACGGTTACCTAATCAGCCAGTTCGGTGACAATGCAGTGGGCGTTGATTCAAGTGCAGACATGTGCCAGGTGGCTTTAGACCGCGGAGTCAACACTGTGAATGCATTGTTTAACAAGGACGTTGCGGCAACACTGCTGGACAACAACGGACCTGCACAGGTGGTCATGGCCAATAATGTGTTTAATCATGCCAACGACCCAGTGGCATTTGCTCGCAGTGTGCAACTGCTGTTGGCCGATGATGGCCTGTTTGTGTTTGAAGTGCCATATTGGGCCAGTATGATCCAGTCTGGACGCTTTGTTGACATGGTGTATCATGAACACCCAAGTTATTTCACTGTGAAGAGTGTGTGGAATCTGTTGAAAACAGCCGGGCTTGAAATTGTAGATTTTGATGTGGTCAACTATCACGGTGGCAGCTTGCGAGTGTTTGCTCGTCGAGACACCGGTGCCACCATGCCAGTGCAGGTAGCCCAAGCAATTAATCTCGAGACCGAGATGGGCCTGTTTTCTCAGGAATTTTACACACAGTTACAGACGCAATTTGTACAGGCTCGAGACCGTTGGTTGGCAAATTTTTATGCAATAAGAACAGCAGAACCCGATGCTGTGTTTATTGGAGTAGGGGCGGCAGCCAAGGCCAATACTTGGCTGACCTGGCACGGGCTTGATGCAACGCATCTTCACTGTGTTACCGATTCCAGTGAGTTTAAACAGGGAAAATTTACACCATTGACACGGATTCCAATCCTGGCAGACGAAGAGTTTGCCCGGCACAAGAAACCGTATGCACTGATATTGAGTTGGAACATTGGGGAAGGGCTCCGAAAGGCCATACTAAATATCAATCCACAAACTAGATTTATTTCACAATGAAACACTACAATATACACGCCAACTCAGAACCTGGGTTAGGACAATTTACCGACGAGCGCGGCACAATTACTGATTTATTTTATTCTCAAAATATCAATCATGGCTGTGTGATCACCAACGCACCAGGTGCTGTACGTGGCAATCACTATCACAAGTTGACTACACAGTACACCTTGGTGTTGAGCGGCAGTCTTAGCTATTACTCACGACCAGTGGATTCCACTGCCGCAGCCGAGCTGTTTGTAGCAGGTCCAGGTGACATGTTGATCAGTGAGCCCAACGAAATACATGCCATGCAGGCCGGTGCCGATGGCTGTACATTTGTTGCCTATGCAGCCGGCCCGCGCGGCGGTGCTGACTACGAGTCAGATACCTATCGTGTAGACAGCATAGTGAGCCAATGACACGCCCGGCTGTCGCAATTTTTGGTGCCGGTGGCGGGATTGGCTCTGCTGTACGGCATCTGTTTGATCCTGTCAAATACAAGATTGTTGATGTTGACCGTGCAATTATTGATTTAAAACTGCCCACAGCCGATCAAGAAATACACAAATTTCTAAGTGTGCTGGATCCGGATATTGTGATCAACTGCGCCGGAGTATTTGTAAGCGGGCACTTGTCGGATCATCAAGAGACCATGGCTGTGAATGTAGGCAGCAATTGGTCCATCATGCGGCACTATCTCTATGCTGGTAATCAAAAGAAGCCAGTGAACATAGTGATGGTGGGATCCAGTAGCTATACTGGCGGAAGAAAACAGTATCCGTTATACAGTGCCAGCAAAGCAGCCTTGTATAATCTATGGCAAGGAGTCAGTGAGAATCTCACTAACACTAGCATACGTGTTCATTTGGTTAACCCAGTAAGAACACTAACTCGAATGGCCACAGGTGGCCAAGCAAAAGATCCTGCGTTGGATTATCTTTTGCCCGAGCGGGTAGCGCAGGACATTTTTAAACTGGCAACAAACACCGGTGTCAGTACTTGTATAGACATAACATTTGAGGATGCAATATGAAAATAGGTATAATTGGAAAAGGCACAGTGGGCAAAGCTGTGTACGAAGGTTTAGAATATTTGGGCCATACCATGTCGTTTTTTGACCCGGCATATGAAGGATCGGCACTGATCCACGTGCTAGACACAGACTGTGTGTTTATCAGTGTGCCGACCAATCAAGCTGCCAACGGCGACTGTGACGTGTCAATCATTGATCGCACAATTGAAGATTTGGCCGCAGCCAAATACACCGGCCTAATCAGTATCAAGAGCACAGTGATTCCTGGCACAACAGATCGACTGCAAAAACTGTACCCACAATTGAGATTGAGCATGGTTCCAGAATTTCTACGTGCAAAAAGTGCGCTGGCTGACTTTGTTTACAATCACGACCTGCTGGTGGTGGGCTGTACCAACAAAGCAGATGCTGACTTGATCGTAGAGATACACGGCAGTTTCCCTGAACATGTTGCTCGTGTGACTCCTACCGAAGCCGAAGTGATCAAGTATTTCAACAACGTGCATCATGCCATGAGTGTGACCTTTGCCAACATCACTTACGAAGTGTGCGACAAGCTGGGCGCCAACTATATGAACGTGTACAAGGCCATCACCAAGCGTGAGTGTATCAATCCGCATTACCTAATGGCCAATCCAAACATGCGCGGCTACGGCGGACACTGCTTGCCCAAAGATACCAGTGCATGGAACAATCTGATAAAAGATCTGGGCCTAGAGTTTGGTCTAATCCAATCAGTAATCAACGACAACGAGAAATTTACCAAATGAAAATACTAGTAACCGGTGCCAGCGGCTTGTTGGGCACAGAAATCTGCCGACAGCTGAAAGAGAATTCCAACAACGAAGTCTGGGCCATTGACAATCATTCGCGCTCGACCACTATTCCTGAATGTGATAAGTTTTTAGAAGTTGACATTTCCGACGGTGCTGCCTTTGCAAACCTGCCACTGGACTTTGACTACATCTATCACTACGGTGCCATCAATGGTACCAAGAACTTCTACGAACGCCCTAATCAAGTGCTGTGGAACAACATGGTGTGCGACTTCAACATGTTTGAATTTGCCAGTTTAAATACCAATCTGGTCAAGATTGTGTATGCCAGCTCCAGTGAAGTGGTCAGCGATGATCCTGTGAGCCCAGTAGCCGAACACACAGATATCACAATCAACAACATTCACAATGCCAGATGGAGTTATCGTCTGCCCAAGGTCTGTGCAGAAAACTACTTGGCCAACAGTCCATTGCCCTATGTGATGATACGTTACTTCAATGTATACGGCGACAACAGCAAGGCTGGACACTTTTTAGCAGACCAAATTGCCAAGATTCAAAATGGTGTGTTTGAAGTGGTTGGTCCAGAAGAAACACGCAGTTTCTGCCATGTGGAAGATGCTGTTCGTGCTAGTATATTCTGTGCTGAAACACAGATCAATCAACTGTTCAACATAGGCAACGACAGAGAAATTACCATTATGGATGCAGTAAAAGTCATTGCCCAAGAATTTGGACATACAGATCCCAAATGGGCAACCACACCTGGCCGAGCCGGCAGCACTGCCACTCGTCGGCCCAACATTGACAAACTGAGATCAGTCATGCCCGACTATGCACCTATGTCATTTGAGCAAGGTGTTGGTCGTATCATTAAAAATTTAGTTGACAAGTCATAAACAGTTATTGTATAATAGTACATGAAATTAAAAGTATCTGAACTATTCTATTCCGCACAAGGTGAAGGACGCTTTATTGGTGTCCCATCAGTGTTTCTACGCACCTTTGGGTGTAACTTTAAATGTGCTGGCTTTGGCATGCCGCCCGGTGAATTGAGCCAAGAAGCCAATGACATTGCGGCCAAGCATGTTATGATCCAACCGTTTGCAAAGTTTGAAGACTTGCCACTGGTCAATACTGGCTGTGACAGTTATGCCAGTTGGCATCCGGACTTTAAAGACCTTAGTCCAACCATTGACACTGACAAGCTGGTGGATCAAATGTTGGCCCTGACTCCCAATCACAAGTGGATACAAGACAACGGCAACGATGTTCACTTGGTCATCACAGGCGGTGAACCCTTGTTGGGCTGGCAGCGCACCTATCAGGATCTGCTGAGTGGACCAGCCATGTTGGATCTACAAAATATCACATTTGAAACAAATGGTACTCAGGCTTTGAACCCGCAGTTCAGACAGTATCTGCTTAATTGGACATTGAACAGCAAACTAAACAGTCGAGCTGTTCGCCGTACCCCGGGTCAACTCACTTTCAGTGTCAGTCCTAAATTAAGTGCCAGTGGCGAAAAGTGGTCTGAAGCCATTTGCCCCGACGTGGTGGCCAGTTATCAAGACATTGGCACTACCTATCTTAAATTTGTTGTGGAAACAGAAGAACACTTTGCTGAAGTTGAACAGGCAGTAAAAGAATTTAGAAATGGCGGCTTTACCGGTGTTGTATACGTCATGCCACAAGGCGGTGTAGTTACTCCTTATGCACAAAATCGTGTTAGAGTAGCTGACTGGGCTTGTAGTAAGGGCTATTATTATAGTCCTCGCCTGCACGTTGACCTTTGGGGCAACGGGTGGGGAAAATAAAAGGAAATTGATGAGCTACCTATTTACAAGTGAAAGTGTTTCAGAAGGACACCCGGACAAAATTGCCGACGCTATCAGTGATGCAGTGTTGGATCTAGTAATGTCAAAAGAGGATACTGCACTGCGATGTGCTTGCGAAACCTTGGTCACCACCAATCGTGTGGTAGTAGCGGGTGAATACAAAGGCATACTTCATACCGAAGAAATTGACACAGCAGTGCGTCAAGTTATTAAAGATGTCGGCTACGAACAATCAGGATTTGATTGGCGCACAGTTGAAATTACAAACTTGCTACACGGGCAAAGTGCAGATATTGCCTTAGGAACAGATACATTCGGTGCCGGCGATCAAGGCTTGATGTTTGGTTATGCCTGCAACGAAACAGATGTACACATGCCTAGTGCCATCTATTGGAGTCATCGCATTGTTGAAGAATTAGCAAAGATTCGTAAAGCGGGCACCGTAGTTTGGCTAGAACCAGATGCCAAGAGTCAAGTCACATTTGAATACAATGATGATGGCACACCCAAGCGTATTGCCAAAGTTGTTTGTTCAACACAACATGCAGAAAGTGCTGGCATCGAACAAGTTCGAATGATAGTAGAGAATATTATTCGAGGAGTGTTGCCAGAAAAGTTTGTAGACAATGAAACTGAATTCTTTATCAACCCTACTGGTAGATTTGTTATTGGCGGTCCTGATGGTGACACTGGGCTTACTGGCCGTAAGATTATTGTTGATACTTACGGCGGCTATAGTCCTCATGGTGGCGGAGCCTTCAGTGGCAAAGATCCTACTAAAGTGGATAGAAGTGCTGCCTACATGATGCGGTACATTGCCAAGAACATTGTGGCCAGTGGCCGAGCAGACTGGGCCACGTGCCAGATCAGTTATGCCATTGGCTTGGCTCAGCCCATGAGTTTTTATATTGAAACCGCAGATGCTGCACAAGGTCGTGAGTTGACCAAGTGGATTCAAAACAATGTTGACCTAACACCGCGTGGCATCATTGAACGTTTCAACTTGTTCCGTCCCATCTACAGCACAACCACTAACTATGGACATTTTGGCAAAGACTATCTGCCATGGGAAGCTGTGAATTTATTCTAAGGAAATTGTATGGGCTTATTTGATCGATTTAAGAAAAAGCCGCCTGAGCCGGTGGCCAAAGAGCCGCCTGCGCCGCGAGTCAAGGCGCCGGTAAAAACTGAAAAAGAAATTGCTACTGAAAAGGGTGAGCCCTGGGTTGCTATTCTCAGCATGGACATTGATCCTGCAAATCTGCACCAAGGTGCATTTGAGCTAGATTGGAATGACAAATTTATTGCCAACTTGATTCGTGCCGGATATCAAATGAAGGCCGACGACAAAGATTCGGACATAGTAGACCGTTGGTTTCAAAATGTCTGCAGACATGTGGTCATGGAAACCTGGGAACAGGAAGTGGCAAACAATCCTAATCGTGTGGTAAAAACACGCGATATTGGCGACGGACGATCGGAGGTATCCTAATGCTAATTTATTTTAATGGTGATAGTAATGTAGCTGGTACAGAGTTACCAGAGTCTACGCACTGCATGGCCAATCAGCTGGCACGTAGATTTGACGGTCAGTATCAAACCAAGTTTATCAATGATGCTGTTCCTGGTGCCAGCAATGACTTGATTTATGATCAAACTCGAGACTTTTTAAACAACCCCAGTAGTCCAAAACCTGACCTGGTAGTGATCGGATGGACACAGTTCAATCGAGTACAATGGTTTTTGGTTGACGAGTGGAACAACGGCAGGTTCTGGGAAATAAACAAAATTGGTGTGGGAATTCCAGTACCTGATGCATACAAAGAACGGTATCAACACTATGTAAACCATGCTCAATACGACGGTCACTGGCGACTGGTACAGGGATCCTATTGGCATAATAAAATTTTCAATCTGCACAAGTTACTGGAATATAAAAATATTCCGCATTTGTTCTTTAATGCGTTTGATGAATTTATCCTGCCAGAGAAGAGTCATCATCTGGAATGGGACAACCGTTTTATGTCACCCTACTCTAGAGAGTTAATCTACACCGACTGGTGTGCTCGAAAGGGTTACAAAGAAATAACTCCAGGCTGGCAGCACTACGAAAGTGAAGCTCATGTTCACTGGGCTGATGAGATGTACCGACACATTAAAAATAACAACATTCTATGATACTCTACGTTAATGGTGACAGTCACACCGCTGCGGCCGAAGCAGTTAATCCGCATGCTTTTGCCATGGACGACGGTCATTTGTTTTACATGGGCCGGGCACCACATCCAGAAAACTTAGCAGTGAGTTGGGGCAGGCGATTGGCTGATACGCTACGAGCCGGCTTGCATTGTGATGCCGAGAGTGCCGCCAGCAACACCAGAATCTTAAGAACCACTAGGAATTGGCTGAAAAAGATACGCCACCCAGAAGAAGTGTTGATGGTGATACAGTGGAGCACCTGGGAACGCGAAGAATGGTTGATTGATGATGTTTACTACCAGATCGGTGCCAGTGGCATGGACGATGTACCAAAAGAACACCAACAACGCTACAAGGAATTTGTAGTCAGCGTGGATTGGAAACAAAAGACCCAGCAGGCACATGACGAAATTTGGCAATTGCACACCGAATTAGATGAGTTGGGAATTAACCACATTTTCTTCAATGGCAACAATGATTTCAGCGCGATTGCCGATCGAAAAGACTGGGGCAACAGTTATATTGATCCGTATGATCCTGCAGGCACTTACAATGCTCGAATCAGAGCCGCAGGAATCGAAACGGTTGCGCCCAATTCCTGGCATTTTGGCAAAGATGGCCATAGCTTTTGGAATCGTTTTATGTTACAATATATCAATGCAAACAACAAAGTCTAAAGGTTAAGTATGCGTTATGTGTTGATCGACACGGCCAATATGTTTTTTCGTGCTAGGCACACTGCATTTCGTGCCAGCGATGCTTGGGAAAAGGTCGGTGTAGCACTGCATACTACCTTGATGAGCGCCAACAAGGTAGTGCGGCGTTTTGAAGCAGATCACGTGGTGTTCGCACTGGAAGGTCGTAGCTGGCGCAAAGACCATTACAAGCCCTACAAGGCCAATCGTGCTGTGGCTAGAGCCGCACTGACCGAAACAGAAGCTGAAGAAGATAAAATGTTTTGGGAAACTTACGATAATCTGACTAAATACCTAGCAGAGAAAACCAACTGTAGTGTGATCAGATGCGCCACTGCCGAAGGCGATGACATCATTGCACGTTGGATCGCCCTACACCCCCAAGACGAACATATTGTGATCAGCAGCGACACAGATTTTGTGCAGCTGGTGGCCCCCAATGTGAAACAATACAATGGTATCACAGACGAACTCATCACCACCGACGGCATCTTTGATGCTAAAAACAAGCCAGTTGTTGATAAAAAAACTAAAGAAGCAAAAATCCCACCGGACCCGCAGTGGCTACTTTTTGAAAAGTGCATGCGAGGCGATACCTCAGACAATGTGTTCAGTGCATATCCAGGAGTACGCACAAAAGGCACAAAGAATAAGGTTGGTCTCCAGGAAGCCTTTGCAGATCGAACTACCAAAGGCTACAATTGGAACAACATGATGTTGCAACGTTGGACCGACCACAATGGCGAAGAACATCGTGTGTTGGACGACTACGAACGCAATAGACAATTGATTGATCTTACCTATCAACCACAGGCCGTCAAAGACACAGTAGACTTGGCCATTATTGAGCAGGTGTCCAATAAAGATGTTGGACAGGTTGGTGTGAGATTCATGCAGTTTTGTGGCAAGTATGATCTGGTTCGGTGCAGTGAAAACGCCGAAGGATTCAGTCGATGGCTGAATGAAACATATAAAGGAGTGTTAAGTGTTAATAGCTAAATTGGTAGCAGACAAGCAGTTTTGGATTTTACAAGAAGATGATCGCAAGGTTGGAAATATCGAAGCCTGGAATGGTGGATATCAAGTTCGCATCAACAACCAGGTAACACAGTTCAAGAACATACGTGTTGCGGCTAGAGAGTCCAACATTGTGTTTGCCAAAGAACCTGTAGTCAGCAAGCGCAGTACCAATACAGTACACGGATATCCTGTGGCTGGACGCTGCCATAATCCTGTGTGGGACGTGGTGAATCGATTGCCAATCTATACCAAGACTGCCAAGAGTAAAAGCTGGTTTGCTGCCGGCTGGTATTCAATCAAACGTGGTCGAAACTGGAAGGTAGTACAGGATCCCAAGTTGATTGCACTGCAACGCTATCCTTACCAAGGACCATTTCACACTCAACATGAGGTCACAGTATGACCAATCCATTTCGTGATCAAGAGAAATTCATGCGGGCCTGCGACCAGAAGGTTGACGCCTACTCTGTTTCGCAGTACAAGATGTACTTGAATCTCATCGAAGAAGAACATGCCGAGCTCAAGGTTGCTGTGGCCAATGACGACCTAGTAGAACAGCTGGATGCGCTGATTGATATTCTAGTTGTTACCATTGGTGCCATTCATTCGGCAGGATTTGATGCCGAAGGTGCATGGAAAGAAGTCATGCGAACTAACTTTGCCAAGATTGACCATGAAACAGGCAAAGTACGCAAGCGAGAAGACGGAAAAGTGCTGAAACCATTGGGGTGGACTGCACCTAAATTAAATACATTTTTAACCCGGGAGTAAATTATGTTTGAAACAAGTTATAACAACAGTGTGGCCTATCGCAGTGCCTCCGAACTCAACTCAGCCATGGGCCGCGTGTACGGACACATGAGTCTGGCAGTGATTGTGAGCATGCTGGTCAGCTACTTTGTAGGCACCACGCCAGAACTGTTACAGTTCTTCTTTACTGGTGTGCTAAAGTGGATTGTGATCTTTGCACCACTGGTGGCAATTTTTGGCATCAGCATGGTATTGGCCAACAACCCTAGTAAAAGCACCGCACAACTTTGCCTACATGGATTTGCGGCCTTGATGGGTCTGAGCTTTGCAATGATCTTTGCTGTGTTCACCATGGGATCGATTGTGAGTGCGTTCATGGGTGCCGCCATCCTGTTTGGTGTCATGAGTGGCTACGGTTACTTTACCAAGCAGAGCCTGGACAGCATGGGCAAGTTTATGTTTGTGGGTTTGATCGCCATCTGCATTGCCAGTATCGTTAATATCTTTATTGGCAGCACCGTGATGCAGATGGTGATCTCCGCCTTGGCCATTATTATCTTTTTAGGACTCACTGCCTACGACACACAGAAGATTCGTGAAGAACTCAGTACCGAAACCAGCGACGTGGCCGAAGTGCGTGGTGCACTGACCCTGTACATGGACTTTATCAATCTGTTCCTGAATCTGTTGCAGTTGTTTGGCGATAGAAAATAATGACTACACAGGTTACTATCACAGTTAATCAAGACTCTCCTTTCAACAAAGTGATCACGGCTGAGTATGGAGAGTTTTCTTTTAGTCAATGGGTTGCAACTCTCAGCACAGAAGACCAACAAGAATGGGAAAAACAGTGTCGCCTTCACAACATAGCAATCGACGCTGCCGTAGCTGCCGGTGATGCAAAGGTGACTCATACTACAAAAAACGCCACAGTCGAGTGGCGAAATCAAGAAATTCATATGCAGTGGATGAACACCATCAGCGCCGAAGACCATGCCAGTTATCACAGCTTCTGGGACAGATACCATACTGCGACAGCAGGAACAACTGTATGAGTTTACACATAAATCGATTTATTGATCTAATCAAGGGCCAGGAAAGTCGTGGCGCACGAGACATTCACATGAGTCTCCGAGACGCCAAGGACCTGCATGCTGATATTACCAAACTGCTGTTAAACTTGCATAATCTCCAGCAGACCGCTGTAACTGCACAACAGAACAACGCAGTTACTGTAGAAATGAAGGGCGGATCTTTTTAAAAAACTTCTATATTGCTGATAAATAAAATATAGGAGTTTAATAAAATGAGTAGGCCAAAACCCAAAGTTCTGTTAGAAGTAACAAACAAAACCACATACAAGACCGAGCAGGTGCTGTCATCTGCTGGCGTATGGGCAGTGTTTTACGACAACTCCCCTATCAATCTCAAAACCAGTAATCTGTTGGTTCAGCATCCAGGTCCCAAGTACAAAAAAGTATCTTTCAGCAATCCTGGCCATGCGCACAATCTATCAAAGAAACTAAACACACAATTCAAGACTGACAAATTCACTGTGGTGCTGTTGGAAAAAGGCAGCGTGGTGCAGGGCGGTGCGTGACAAACTGGCCATAACTCAAGCCCTGGTGGCGCAGTTGCCGGAAAGTTTTGCCGAACCAGTTGAAGTGGCAGCTCGTACTTGGTGGGCAAACATTAGAAAAAACGGCGGGCTTAGACTAACCGAACATGGGTTCCATGTGTTTAGTCGTGTGTTGGATTTGGCACATTATGACCTAGACATTCACCCCGGTCCCGGCACCCGTCGTACCATTTTGTCTCTGGATCGCAAACTACAAAGTCCGTATTATATCAGAATTGAGAAACGTATTCCTGTGGAAATTTGCATGTTTGGCAGTCGCGAAGCAGTGGTTGCTCAACTGTACGGCAATTTAGAAAAGTTCCTGGTCAACTATTGATTGCAACTCAGGTCGCTGTTGAACTTTGGTCAGCGCATCTTTTAAAAACACATTTTGCTCTAGTAGATCATAGTTGTGCTGTAGACGACCCGGATCAATCTTGCTGCGAGCTAAATCAAAGTTTGACAGTAATTTGAGGTTGCGAGCTATAGCAAGGTCACATCGTAGTTTTGGATCCGATTCTGTTTGGTAACTGTGATCTACCACATCGTCAAATGTATCAAACCCCATGCTGGCCATATAGTCAGCTATGCGCCACCCGCCTACCCAGATGGGAATAGTTCCGGCATAAAGAGCCATCAGTGTCTTTTCTGTAACTATGGTTTCTCGTTCATAGTAGGCCGGCTCAGTTATTAACGAAATGCAAGTGGGTTCAAATACTGACTTCTGCAACAGTTGACTATAGGTATAGGCATTTTTAAATGACCCGTTGCGAACTCCTTGATCCATGACCACTTCGGGTCCAAACATATAGTTGGTAACAGCAATGTGGTTGATGTTGTTGGTTTTCCATGCAAGAGAATGACAATAATCAGTCAATCCGTGCTGTTCAATCAATGACAGCAGACGCAGGCGATTGGGCCTAGGTTTATTGATCATGAAATTGAATGTGGCACGTTTGCTGGACCAATCGGGCTGTATGTGTTGCTGTATAAATTCTCTATTTTCACGTGCCAAAAATGTGGGCAAACACACATGTGGATAATTTGCCAGGGCTGTTTGCAGGTTTACATGATCAAATACCAGGAGATGTTGCTGTGGGTCACAGGCACTGTTTGCCAGTAACTTTTCTATGTGATAGCAATGGTCATCGGAATTGTAATGATGATCCCGCACCAAAATAATTTCTGGACTAGATAGAATCTCACCTGAGTAGCGGTAAGTGGGGCCGTGTATTTGAATCATCGGTAGTATTTACAAGTAAATAACTGCATGACAGATATATTAAAAACTGTGTTGGGCACAGACTACTGTATGTTTTATCATTCAGCTGTTCCAGCAGAACAATTGACACCAGTGCAAACACTTGATCAATGTTGTGCAGTGGTCAATCAAGCACTGGTATTGCACGGAACCGAGCTATCTGGGTGGCCCGTTGGTCTACAGGATGAAATTGCACGGCTCCTGTGGGTGAATAAATTTTATCAAGATCTCAACAAAGAACCCATTAGAAAACCTATCTTGGTGCACCGGCATCAGGGTCAATATCTAGTAGACTGCGGCGACACACGTCTAATGACCTTACAGTTGGCCAACACCGCAGCCACAGTTGGTGTTGTTGTGACTTGTCTGGCCACGGCGGCTGACCAATACACTGCATGGCACCCAGTTACCAGCGACCAAGACCTGATTCAGTTAACTCAATTTGATCCTGTAAATACCACTGTGTTGGCAACCCCGGCGCCGCCTGGGTCAGACTATGCTGTGGAGTGGCTGGAAATTGGCGATGCCAGTACCAGTCACCATCTTCACAGCATTGACTTACGAATTGGTATGATGCAACAGTATCTTCGTACACAGCCGGCAAATTTTAAATTCACCCGAGACTGGGCCAAGAAGCCTATAGACTGGTCAGTGTTTGCGTAAGCTGTTGAGACCACTGAGCAAAGTCCTGTGGCCATTGTTCGGCCATTGATGCCAACAGGCGTTGGTTGTGTTCAGCGGCTACAAGGCAGCGAGCTTTTATTTGGTCCAGATCCTGTGTCTTTATTGCCTTGGCAGTTTCTAAACTTTTCCATATGAATATGCGTGTTTTGTCTTGCACTTCAATCAAGCGATCGTAATGGTTGTGCGTCACAAGGTCCGACAAAGTGTCAAACCCTAAGGTTTCCAAATATGCCACAGTGTACCTACCCGACAGCACAGTCCAAGGTGCCGGTGTAACTAAAGCACGAAATATCTTTTCGCTCAGAGCCACATTGTTGTCACTGCTGTAGGTTTCAGTCACAATGTTGACATAGGAACGAGTAAAGATTACATCATGCTCAACTTCATAATTGCGTACGGGCATTTGTTCCGTCAACAATTCATAGCTTTTTTGATAATGTGCCTTGTCTTCATCGCTAGCATGATCCCAGTGTTCGCGCCAGTATTCAAGAGACTGCTGTTTGGAAATTTCTGCAGAGTCACCGGGGCGGTAGCAATTGAAATTTACATAGCCACGATGCAGGTGTACTCGTAATCCAAGTTCCAACATCACCATGAATCTACGCTGATCAATTCGATTCACTGCAAACGAAAAGTCTCGTTTGGGCCACCATACCTGATTCTCCGGCACATAGTGATAGATTCCCAAAAAACTAGCAGGTAGTCGTATCACACGATACTGAGTGGGACAGGTAAGGTAGTTGTCGGTTATGACTGTGGTATTGGCGTCATAGATATAAGGCAGGTCTCGGTGATAGTCTGTATTACAACTGCGTATGTCATCAACTAGACACACAATCACAGTGTGGTCGTCTTTTCTCCATACTCGCGGATTGTTGGTTGCAGAAAACCCTGCACTTTGAACTATTTGATAAATCGCAGTGTTGATGCTGTGCTCATGTGATAGGCATTGACTCTGAGTCCAGATTTCGCCGCTGTGTACTCCGGTGGATGTTGGTTGCATGAAATACTTATTTGGTTGGCCAGCGCCTGTGCTAAAAATATTAAAAAAAACACGCAATTTGAGCAACCTGCGGGTTGACCTTGTATAAATAAACCTATACAATACACACATGCGCTGATAAAACAGCTCGTGTAAATTTAAAGAAACAAAATGCAAACAAACGTATTACATTCTATATCAAGTTGTTCAGCCAAGCAGGCGGGCTTCGCGCCCTCTATTTGGTTTGCAATTAATAGCATGTCGTATGATCGCACACCAGAGGTTACCAGGGTCCAGGAGATCAAATTGTAAGCAACAGTTTACAGTTAAACTCCAAGGACCCTAGGATTAAAACCCTAGGGTTTTTTGTTTTTAGCAAGGAGAAAATGAAGAAATCAGATTTAAAACAAAGAATGCGCGAAGTAAGATTCACCACAGAGCATACTCTGACCGAAGATCAGCTGAAACAGCTGATACGAGATAAATTGGAACGTGCTCGGATAGAATCCGAAAATCGCAAACGAGTCAAGAATCAGCTTTTGACATAGATCTTCTTAAAGTGTTGACAGGAAACGAGGTCCTGTGCTACACTATAAACAAGCACAAACGGGCGGCGACCAGGATGAAATCCCTTGTGTGGGAGGAAAAATCGGATCGTATCGAAGCATTCTCAGGCCGTAAGGCAAGTGGGTTCATCCATGAAGAATGTTTCGATACACACATTGGAAACAGTGTGTTATATGTAGGTGTGCGCTGAATGGTGAGGCAGCAGATTGCAAATCTGAATCATGCAGGTTCGACCCCTGTCACCTACTCCAATTTTTATAAACTGAAAAATATGAAATTGTTTGTTGCCGTGCTGTTTTGTGCAGTGTTGACCAATGCCACAGCTAGAACCAATGAGCCCACAGTGTTGGTCTACAACATTGATGCACAGCGCACTGAACTGAGCCAACGGCCTGATCAAGTGCGATCCATGGCCAGTGTGACCAAGCTGATGACTGCCATGGTGGCGTTGGATCACAACAGAGATTTGCAACAGCCAATGACGTTGGGAAAAAACACTGGTAGTCGATTGCCACCGGGCCAGTACACTAGAAAACAGTTGTTGCAGGCCATGTTGATCAGCAGTGACAACGGTGCAGCCGAAGCCATTGCACAGGACTATCCTGGAGGTCGATCTGCGTTTGTAGCCGAGATGAATCGGAATGCTAGAATGTGGGATCTTCGAGATACTAAATTTGTAGACCCTTCGGGGCTGGGCGTGTTCAATGTGACCACTGCACAGGATCTAGTGGAGATGGTGCAGATTGCTGCCAATTATTGGTTTATACAAGAAGTCAGCGGTCAACCCACTGTACAGTTAAAAAAGTCAGATCGAACTCGTGGCAACACTGTGAATCTCATTCACACATCTCAACAACTGTTGTCGGAGTTTGACCGTGTAAATGTGAGCAAGACTGGATTTACTACTCCGGCCGGCTGGTGTGTGGCCATGTTGGTAGAACAAAACCGACAACAGTATGCAGTGATTGTGCTGGGTGCCAGTTCTAAACTGGATCGCAGTGCAATCATAAAGAAAGCATTTAAAAATTTATAACATTGGCCCT